CCACCACTCCAAACAGTCCCATCTAATAGGTCACTCCAGTAAATAGTAGACTTATCTGTAGCAAAGTCAGCTACCCACAATCTACCAAAGCCTGCTAAGACTTCGTTACCCTGCGGAGGAGTACCAGCAGAACCAGAATGAGAAGACATCTTCTGAACGGCAGCAGCGGCATTAGAATAGACTAAAGGCTCCTGACTTCTCTGAAAGAAATACGCCTTGTCGTTAAAGTTAACTATTTTCCAGTTATCATCTGATACGGTATAAGAAGCGGGAGTCTCGTCAACTAAAGTAGTAGTTCCTGAAAATATTAAACTATTACCTACTGAGAATACTTTTACATTCCCACCTGAATCTCTAAATTGATGTACGGCTTCTATTCCATCAGAACTTCCCAACACAGAAGCCCCATTCGTAGACACCATAGAATAACCTTTACGCGCAGCAACCCGCCCCTCTTTATCAATAATGCAGTTATCTGCAACTGATGCAAAAGTTGGATCTTGAGCTAACGGGGCATCTTGGGTATTTATACCCGCAAAGCCTGGAGCCGTAATGGTTATGCTTTGTAATTTCTGGGCCATTAGATCACCTGAAAGGTAAGCTCCGAGGGATATCTGTTAGCGTCAAACGCAACCGCATCTGATAGAGCAGTAGACGCCACAGCAAACTGTTCTGCTGCTGACTGACCACCTGTCTCACCGCGCTCCCGCAAGGCCATAGCATACGCTAGTTGTATTACAGGGTTGCTAGGAATAGATAGGCTGTCTGAGTCAGAACTAAGATCTGCCTGCGGCACAACAACGTCAAAACGCAAGGAATACACAGCGTTTGGCTCTGGATACAATTTAACCTTAAGATCCTTGCTTGCATCCGTGCCAACAAATGTAAAGTAATCTGGTGATCCTGCAACTACAGCAGTGTTGTAGTACACATTATTAAAATATGACTTACTTCGTTGATACATAAACTTTTGTGATGTCGTGTTCATGACATCTTTAATAACTGCCTGATCTCCACTACCAGTTATTGAATATTCGCTTGTCCCACTTGCCGTATTTATAGTTATGGCATCCCGCAATGCAGTCCAATCAAATGAGTTTTCTACAATTTTTTTTGCGTCATTAACTAGATCGCCAATTAAGGAGGAGTAGTCTGTTTCATTAACAGTTGTAACTGTATCCTCCCGTAATCTGCGGAGGACGTTATTAATTAAATCTAAATAGGTCATACCATTCCTCCGAATCTTTGTGCTATCGATCCGATCATACCTAATCGTTTTTCTACGTTATCTAATTTTGTAAATAGTGGATCAAACAAAATGCTTTGTGTAACAGGTGTTTCTGTCAACATAGTTTTTATTATTGATTCTTTTTGAAGATTCACATCTAAAATATTTTTTAAAATATTGATATTTACATTTGGATTAACGTTGGGGTTGACGTTGGGGTTAACGTTGGGGTTAACGTTAGGATTTATATTTGGGTTTATATTTGGATTTATATTTGGGTTTATATTTGGGTTTATATTTGGGTTTATATTTGGGTTTACATTAACATTCACATTCGGGTTAACGTTTGGATTAACATTTGGATTTACATTTGGATTTACATTTGGATTTACATTTGGATTAACGTTAGGGTTAACGTTTGGATTAACGTTAGGGTTAACGTTAGGATTGACGTTAGGGTTAACATTCGGGTTTACATTAGCATTGACCGCTGCATTAGTAGCAATGTTCGTAGCTGTATTAGCATTAACACCTGAATTAACTGCTGCATTAACCGCACTATTTACCGCTGCATTTGTTGCTGCATTTACATTAACACCTGCATTTACCGCTGTATTAATAGCTGTATTAACTGCTGTGTTTATTGCAGTAGTAGTATTTACTCCCGCATTTAATGAACTTGTTAATGAGTTGTTAATTGCAGTATTAATTGCAGTATTTGCATTTGCTCCACTATTTAAAGCAGAGTTAATATTGGTAGCAGTGTTTGCCGCTGTATTAGCTGCTGTGTTAACTGCTGTAGTAACAGATGTCGTTGCAGCTGTGTTGGCTGCTGTAGTTGCTGCTGTGTTAGCAGCAACATTACTACCCGTTGTAAGACTTGTTAACATTCCTGTGTTAGCTGCGGCATCAGCAGCAGCCTTAGCATCAGCAGCGGCTTTAGCATCTGCTTGTGCTTTAGCATCTGCAGATGCTTTGGCAGCAGCATCTGCTGCGGCTTTAGATGCAGCATCTGCTTTTGCTTTTGCATCGGCGGCAGCTTTAGCATCAGCAGCAGCCTTAGCGGCAGCATCAGCTTTTGCTTTATTTGCGGCATCAGCTTTAGCTTTAGCAGCGGCGTCAGCAGCAGCTTTGTTAGCAGCATCTAAGGCAGCCTTAGCTTCAGCGGCTGCTTTTGCATCTGCGGCTGCTTTTTCTGCTGCGGCTTTTGCATCAGCATCGGCTTTAGCTTTAGCTGCTGCGTCTGCGGCGGCCTTATCAGCAGCAGCTTTGTCCGCTGCGGCCTTTTCTGCGGCGGCCTTATCCGCTGCCGCTTTGTCCGCTGCGGCTTTATCGGCGGCTGCTTTATCGGCCGCTGCCTTGTCAGCTGCTGCTTTAGCGTTAGCAGCATCCTGTGCAGCTTTTTCTAACGCTCTTTGTTTTTGTAAAGCTAGATCTGTATTTCCATCTGATTGTGCTTGCGCTGCTTCTTTCGCTAATTGAGTTTGTCTTGCGGCAGCAGCATCTTGTGCTGCTTTATCAGCAGCGGCTTTGTCAGAGGCTGCTTTGTCAGCAGCAGCTTTAGCGGCAGCATCAGCGGCAGCATCTACAGTTACTCCTTGATCCAAAGTTACTCCAGCCTCTGCTGCTCTGCGATTAATTTGATTTACATCTACTCCTGTAGCTTGTGATATTTGTTGAGCAGATACATTATTTTTATTAGCAATAAACGCTATAGCAGCCATTGCAGCAGCACCAAAACCAAATGTTGCAACTGCTTGGTTAATCATTGAGTTAACTGCTTTATTAGTTGGCTGTTGCTTAGAAACTGTTTGAGTTGCCGCCTGTGTTCCGCTTGTACCTGAAGCGGCTGCTGTTCCTGAAGTTGTTGTTTCTTCAGTAGTTAAATCTGTAGTTTCTGTAGTGTTTAAACCAAGTTTTTCTGCTTCCTGTAAAAATGATTCAGCTTTATCGGTTGTTTCATCAAAAGTTTCAACCTGACCAGTTCCAGTGTTTATTCCTTGTAACGCCTGTAACTTGCCTAAATCACCACTAAAATCTATGTCTTGACCAAGAACTTGACCTTCTTCAAATCCTGGCTCTATATCGCCTAAATTTAAAGACCTATAAGGGTCTGAAAATTCACTTTCTAAAACACTACCTAATCTGTCTAATGTGTTTAAATTTACATCAGTAGATAAATCAGTTGTATCACGTTCACCTGAAGCCAATGCGCCAGTAGCAGAACCTATAACTCCTCCAGCAGCAGTTTCTAATGCTGCATTTGCCCAAGCTCCTTGAGTTAAAGGAACGTCTACTCCTATATCTTGTAAACCTTTGTTAGCAGCAACTTGTTCTATAAACCCTTCCCCATATTCTCCTAATCCTTCTGAAAGACCTCCTTCTGCTGCATTTCTAGCAATGCTTTTGCGAGCCATATTACCAGCTAAACCAGATACTATTTTTTCAAAACCAGTAGAACCAGCAGCAGCACCTACTAATCCACTTGCAGCAATAACTCCTAGTTGGTCAGAATCATAAGCCTGAGACTCTGAAGCTATTTGCGTTGCTTGGTCTTCGTTATATCCTTGCCTTAAAGACTCTTCATAAACTGCGTCATATATTGCGTCTTTAGATACACCAACTCCACCAATTGCTCCCATTGCTACATTAGTTGCAGCTACCGCACCTGGGCCGCCACCCAAAGCTATTGTTGCTCCTGTAGCCGCTAAAGGCGCAACTGAAGTTCCAAGCGCGTTCATTGTTACGCTTACTGGGTCAACACCAAATGCTTGTAATCCCGCCTTTGTCTCTTCCCACCAACCTTGACCTTCTGCTTGAGAAATAATTTCAGCCATTTTTTCTCTATCTTGTTTTACTTCGGCAGAAAGATTTTCATCTAGGTAATCTATGTATTCTTGTAATTTATTAGAC